TCAATCCCCATCGTGAAGGGTAAAGTCTTTTTCGCGGGGTTTAGCTTTAAGAATTTCGTTGTTAGTGAGGGGGCGTGTGATGCGCGCCATATCTGGATCCCTTCCATAATTGGTACACGTTTATTGGACCACAGTATAGCGTGTACCTAAACGTGTACCAATTTTTACTGGATTCAGGTGGATCGTCTCGGACGACTACAGGCACAAAAAAGCCCGCAGGGCTTGCGCCGTGCGGGCTCTTAGGACTTCATCGGATGACTCTGGTAATCACTGATGGAGAATTTTGGTGGAGCTGGGGGGATTTGAACCCCCGTCCGAATTGTTTTAACTTATTGTATTTATTGGTTTAATTCATCGCCAATGCATGTGTGTATACTTTACGTGCACAATCGGGTCCAGCTTAATGTAGTTATAAAATCCGGTTTAGTCGTTGTTTTGGCCGAAGTATTAAAGAACTCATGCGCTTTTTTGTTCAAATTCATCACGAATACTAAATAATTCTTTAACTAACTGACCAACTTTTGTCGTAGGATTGTCTGAACCATCTTTTTGTGCATCTCTTTCAACCCTTTCGCAGTAACTTAATGCATCGTCTAACTGATCTTTTAATTGAGCAAATACACCATGTGCTTTTTTCTCATAATCAGGTAGGTAATTTTTTAATTCAGACAACATTTGAGCGCCTTCACTTCTCCCCTTTTGGGGTGAAAAAGCTTTTCTGCTGTATCCAAAATGTAGAAGTAGCCAAAACTCAAAACAAGGAACAGAAGTAATGGCTACAAATACATTTTTTGGATTCAATGATTGAATTTGGGATATTGCACTTTGATATCCAGGATGTGCATCTCTATCAAATACACAATAGACTTTATCGTAAGGGTCGCTTTTTTTCTTTTCTCTCGCATATCTTTCTTTTGCGGAAGACACCACACTCGTAGGACTAGAACCACAGTCACCAGTTATTTCAATAATACTGGCCGTACTGATTCGGCAGTACTTTACAAAGTCTGTAAAATAGGCAGGTTCGGTCTTTTCACCTTCACAGACAATTAAGATTTTTTTCATTTGAGGGCGAGATTTACTTACTCTCTTGAACTCGTCATTTCGACGAGCTCTCCTTTTTTTGAATAAATCTTCACTTCCCATTAGCCTCTCTCCCATTTCCCGATAATTGGCAAGGCGCCATATCTTCCATCAAGATACGATGATTCTAAATTTTCCCTGCCTTTTCTTGGGCTAAAATCAGACAGTGGGATAAGATTAGTACGTTTGAATTTATCTTTTTCAACGAACCATACTTGATCTCGCCTAAACACATCTTGATTTAAAATAGATGTTTCATGTGTAGTAAAGATTAACTGTGCGCCATTTTTATTTAATTCAGGGTCATGGAAAAGCTTAACAATGAATTCAACTAATTTGGGATGTAAGTTATCATTCAATTCATCAATGAAAAGGATATTTCCTGTTTCAAGAGAATGAGATAGTGGCCCCGCAAAGCTGAAAATTTTTCTGGTCCCATGGGATTCATCATCTAGATCAAATGGAATTAAATCACCAATTTCATTTTTATGCAGAGTTTTAACAATATATTCGTCTTTACCCTGCATGTTCTTGATTACCAGTTCCCTAATTGGAGGTGGCATATCATCAGGTACATCATTAGGGTTGAATTTTTCCTTAGTTACATGAATATCATCAATTCCTACATCAGCAGCTTTGAGGAAATTAAGGATTCTGTCCTTTTTTTCGCTCATGCATTGCATAGCACTATACTCGTGATCCCAGCCAGTTAATTCTGTAAATTTTACTTTATAATAAAACCAATCATATACTGATTTTAATTGAACGCTATTTAGCTGCACTGCAGTTGAAAGAAACAATGCATTTGGTCGAGTTGATTTCATCCATGTTTGCTTTTCTCCTGTTAAAGAAGTACCTAAATCCCATTCATGGATTTGTTTATCTTCATTCCATTGACGTACAAACCATTTTTGTGACCTTCCTTTCGGAAAAGCGTACAACCATTCGTCATGAATAAAATCTTCAGTAGAAGAGAAACCATATTGGAATCTAATGCCATCAGCAATGAAATGAATCTCAAATTCTGATGGTTGTTGTACTCTTTCAGAATTTAAACGAAATGGAGCAACATTAAGTTTATCGCCACTTTTATAGCCTGCAGCAGAACGTACAATAATTTCAGCCATGCTCGTAATAGCTTTGATAATATTAGATTTACCGGCAGCATTAGGGCCATAGATTACAGCACTTTTCAATAACTCTAATGACTTTGGTTCTTCAATATTAAAAATATTATTTTTCAATTCATTTTGTTTAGAAGCAACTAAACTTAGAGTTTGCCTTTCGGAAATTGACTTAAAATTTTGTACGGAAAACTCGATTAACATAACGTATCCCTCTATATTCCCTATCACGTAAAACCTTCAGAAAGTGAGATTTAACGCTTAAAAATGACATAATTTGTCAAAATATCTAATCAAAATCACCTAATGACCATTGTACACTATCCTTAGCATCATGCTAACTTTCATGCAAGCCATAAGCATTTTTAGGAAAAAATCAATCAAAGCATGTACGCTCATCATCTTTAACTTATTAATATTTAAGACTAATACCTTTTAATAATGATCTAAGGCATCTCTGCACGTGCTGAGTGCCCATCGTATTCGGCAAGGTATGACCCGTAGTGACGAAACAACATTTCCGGCCCTTTGTGCCCCATTTGCCCAGCCAGCCAGAATAGGTTGGCTCCTTGGCTGATCATTCTAGTCGCGAAGGTATGGCGGGTCTGATAAGGATTACGATACCGTATGCCTGCTTTACGTAATGTCGGAACCCAAGCCTTCTTTCTGATTGAATCAGCACTAGTCCACGCTCTTTCAGTTTTAGGATCCTCAAAGATTGTAGCGTCTTTCATGAATGTGAACGGTTTCTGCTGGGCGAGAGCCAGCATTGCTTCGTCTGTTAATTCTACCTTTCGCTTGCCTGCCTTGGTTTTAGTCCCCTTTGTTATTCCAGAAACACTTGCGTTTTGAACATGGGCAGTCTTTTGAATAAAATCGATGTCTTTCCAGCGCAGCGCGCAAAGCTCCGAGCTACGCAAACCCGTTTGGATCGCAAATCTGAATAGGTTCTCCCACTGCTTATTTCCTGCGTTATTCAGCAGTGCACTCACTTCTGCCGGTGTGAGTGGATCGACTATATAATTACCTTCTGATTCAGTTTTATTTCTCAGATAGCGTGAGGCGGTAACAAGGGAAACGGGATTTATTTGTAAGACCCCATCGGTAATGGCTTCATCGAGAGAAGATCGCAAAAAAGACAACCTATTACGGATCGTTTTAAGCGTAGTTTTTTGATTCTGGATCCATGTTTTAAGGGCCGCTGGTGTTAACTCACTGGCCGGAAAGATATTGAGTGAGGCAAGTGCGCTACGGCATTTTTTATACCCGTCTATTGTGGAGGGTGACAGACCTCTTGTTTCACATATTTTTAAGTATTCGTCGAGATACATTTTCACCGTTTTACCGGCCGCAGCATTTCCGAAAATTTTAAGACGGGTTGACCGTGGGAAATACTCCGCATAGATGAATGTATCACGTTCTATTTTGTTGTGGATTTCGCCGAGCGTGCGCTCGGCATATTTAAGGTTTTTACTATTCACTTCAAGGTTTGATAGTGGCTCGCGGCATTTAACCCCCTTGTAAGTGAAAGTTATGTTGATTGTTTCACCGTTGCTATGTTTCCTGATGGTTATGCCGCGCGGGAGTTTAGGCGATTCTGTCTTGCCCATTTTGTAACCTCACTAAGATCTATCCATCTTTCCTTAACGCCTTCGACCTTTAGCACCTGAACACCTTCACGCCATACCCCACGCTGCACGCGTTTGGATATGGCATCTGGGGTTTCGCCAGTCTCTTTGCAATAAGTTGAGATGGGAACACAATCGAGGCTCAGCATATATTTCTCCATTGCCCGGCTGCACCCGGGCTATTAGGGTTATTATTCAGCGCTGGTGGGCAGTAGCCGTTGCCATATTGCTGATACGTATTTCACCTGATGACGGGCATCAGCCAGTGCATTATGTGCATCACCCTCGAAAGGCATGTCGCGCTTGGGATCAAAGCCCAGCTGGCGGCCAAGCAAAACGATGGTGCGAACGTCGCTATCGTTCCAGAACTGCCAGGGGCAGACATGGCCTGCGCGTTCATAAGCAGTCCTCAGAATAACGTTATCGAAGTTGGCGCCGTTGCCCCAGACTTTCAGGTAGCGCGGATTGTCAGAGTTGCGGCTGATAAATGAACTTAGTTCTGAAAGCGCTTCGGCAATGTGGCGTGTGTCATCGGTGCATATAGCTGCACGCGCTTCTGCTGACTGCTTCAACCACCACAGAATGGTGTCTCCGTCGGGTTTTGCCCCCTGATCCATGGCGCTGGATAGGTCCACTGCAACATACAGCTCTGCGCCCATCTCTCCGCTTTCCGGTTCGAAAAACACAGCTCCGATCGCGACAATTGGCGCGGCAGGTTTGTTGCCCATGGTTTCAAGGTCGATCATAAGGTGATTCATTACATGTGCTCCAAATCTGATGATTTAAAAGAATACCAATAACCCTCTTCACGGGTTTCTGTCCTGGTCTTACCGCAACCGTTACACCCATAGTGAAAAATAATAGTTGGCTGCAGCCCATTAAGGGCCTGGTACGGATGAAGCTCTTTCTTGAACAACACCCACTTATGGAGTTTAAAGAAGCAGCGTACTTTCATTTCTACTCAGTCCTTGTGAAGCTGCTGGTTCAGTGCCATAAGGGCGACCCGCTGCTCCATAGCCTCGCTTAAAGCAATAAAGGTCACATCCAGTCTGGTAGCTACCTCGCGCATCAGCTGTGCTGTGGCCGGTGGTAGGTCTGGTGCTTTCGCTGCCTCGTAAGTTGCTGCGACCAGGTCTTTCACCTTCATATGCATTTGCGCAGCTCCATGAGTTCGTTAAAGCGGGTCATGAAAAGCCCGTAGGCCTGACCCGGGCGCAGCGGGACAATCTGAATAATATCGCTGGTGGGGATCCCTTCGAGGACAGGCCAAATTGAGCCATCATCAATATCCAGATCCCGGCGTTCAGTGGCCAGCATCGTAAGGTCGGCGTATTTGACAACATCGGTCTGAGTAAGGGGCAACTCGTACTTGAAGCGGATCAGCTCATCGACAAACGCTTCGATACGGCGGTAATCCGGCAGAAGTGCTTTAAGCGGGGCTGGAATATCCTGGCAATAAGCTTCTGCGGCGTCGTGCATTAGAGCTTCAAGAGCAAATTCATGCGGAACCAGCTGGCTGCACAATACAGAGTGCTGCGCTACGGAATAGAACTCCGGCAGATGGCCGGCAAAGCGGCAGATATGTGATAGCGCGGTCGCGATATCTTCGATTTCAATATCGTCTACAGTGGCGTTCACGTAGTCAAATTTCTTACCTGATAACGTCTGGATGTAACTCATCGTTTTATTCTCTCCATATTTGCAGCTGCACCTGCGGTAGTTTTTGGTTGCACGAATCCCTCGCCGCTTGGCGATGATTAAGAAATTACGCTTCACTAATTGCCCCGGCGCGCAGAGCAATTAAGGCTGTGCAATTACGCTTTGAAGTTACCGATAAAGGTTTCTACTGGCTTGCCGTCGAACTTGCCAATCAGCAGATCGCGGAATTCGTTCGCGATCGCTTCTTCCTGAGCTTCGAGTTGGACGATGCGCAAAACAAAACGAGGTTCGTCACCTGCCAGCAGACTATTTCGAAGACTGAATGCGCGCTCGGTAAGACCTTCATATGGGACGCATTTGAACTCAAACGCCACTGGCATAACGTCTTTGCTGCTGGCCTCTACGCTTTGCATGAGCGATTTTCTGCCGCTGAAATCGCCGTCTTCATGATCCTGCTGTGTCGCCTGCTGAATGGTGATGCGGCGAACAGCCTGCGCAGCCTGTGAAATGCTCATAACATTCCCGTCAGCATCGAAAGCCAGCAGATAGTCACTCCAGTCTTCGAGCCATTCGGCGATTTGTTTCTGCTTCAGTCGATCGCCGTTGATCTGTAATAGTGCGCGGAACGGGGCTGTCTTCTTCAGGGTAATTGAGGCAACGTTATCTGCGTGCCCTGGGCTATCCAGCGTACCAATATTGAAAACAGAGCGAGCGGTCATGTTATCCGCATCGATAAAGCAGCGTGCTGGTTCATCAGCGCTGGCGTACCCGGTTGAGTAACGGGCAAAATCATCAATACTGGTTGTGTCCATTGCTCCACGGAAGCGGAAACGCTCAAGAGAGAATTGCTCGAGGCTGGCTACGCGAGTGTTATCCGGAATAATGGCAGTAGGACAGGCCAGACCATGAATATCATTCAGGTGATAGCCGGAAAGAACCAGGTCTTTGACCTGCTGAATGGCGCTACCGTCTAATTGCTGAGACATAAAAAATCCTTATTAACTAATGGTCGAAGTGGTATCAGTGAATTTGTTGCCGCGGATCACTGAGCCGCTTTAAGCTTTCCATCCACCGTGCCGGTGATCCCGAATAGTTGCCCCTGATCTTCCTGGAGAATGGTGAGTTTGCCGCCTTTGTTAACCCACATTGGCGTTTCAGTGGTGTCTTCTTCCGAAGCTTTGCCGCGCGGCGTCGGGGTGCTGTAGTTCAGCTTGTGTTTGATCTTGACGCGTTTCTCTTCAACGGAATTACCCATACGCTCAAAATCAAAGGTGAGGACCACTTTGCCCTTGGTGCCGTTATTCAGAACGCCCAGCGCAGTAGTATTAAGCGCAGCGGCGATTTTGTTCATGAACACGCCGGCATCCAGCTCACCCATAAAGTCGGGCACTACGGTCATGCGATCATTGCTCATAGCATTTCCTCTCGGTTAAGCGGCTGCCGCCGCCGTTAGTTTCTCCATACACAACAGAAAAGGGCACCTGAACCATTCGACCACCGGCGCGAAGCCGATCAGTTCCCGGGTGGATTGGGTTATGAGCCCGTCGCCCGGTGGTGCCCTTGTCTCTTGTGTAAAAAGAGGCCCATCGTGGGAGATGGGCAAAGACTACACACAGCAATTCGTTGTTGTGGCGGTGGTGCCTCCACCTGCCAGGACGGCCAGACCCGGCGACGCTACACCTTAAGAAACGTATTCATTTCAAAGTTGAAATAAAAACTTATTGGCCTCGTCACGTGCGCATAGCCGCATTACCACAACTGGAAGCGCACTCCGATTTTAAACTGCACCTGTCTTCCACAACTGGTTGATAGGGAGTGCGCTTTCACGTTGCGACCTGAAAAAGCTGGCTGTCACCCTCAAGGGGAAAGTGAACAGCCAGAACAGGGATTACTTCTTATTGCTTTGGCCTGCTTTTAACCACATCAGGCGCGGTGGTATCCTTCTAAGTCGCTATTACTTCGAAGGAAATGCTTCATGAGCAAAGTTACTTATCTCAATCATGCCAGGCTGGATGCTATCGAACTCGCTATTTCCCGGCTTGCCACTGCTATTACCGAAGTTGAAGGTCCGCACGCTGAGGAGCTTGAGGGGACTATTGCCTATCTCCGCAAGCTCTATGAAAAACCTGATATCAGCGAAAAAGATCGCGAGACCTACTTAAGGACAATTCGATTATTGGACCCCTTGAGAAGCGATCCGACCGAGCCTTTCTGAATCTAACTTTTCTATCTCCGCTCTTCGTTTTATTAAGGCTTCAATGATCTCCGCCCCATTGAGGCCGCTTTTTGTTCCCACAGCAGCTAAGGCTTTCTGCGCCAAAAGCATTCTTGCTTCAGTTCCTGCGTTCGGCTCGAGCTGTTGAATTCTCTTAGCATCCTCCAGCAGTAGAGCGATGATGTGTTTCAACTCATTTTTATCCACAGTGACCTCCTGTGTGTTTTGCTGTATCAGCGAATCATCCGGTCATTCATATGCCACCGGCGGCTACTTCGTGGGCGTCCTGCCTGTTCGCTGTTGATGGATAGACTATAGCTACTTTAAGTAGATAAAATCAACTACAAAAAGTAGAATAATTTAAGTTGAAGTTGTTTTTCACGAGGGGGAGGCAAATTTTTGGTATAAAAAAACCGGCGTTAGCCGGTTTTATAAGTTTATGAAGTTTAACCAAACTCAAGCATTTTTAATGGTAAGCATCTGATTAATTTACCGAAAAAATAGAGCTCATTCATTTCATGTTCTTCGATAAAGAAGGGGGGGTACCTCTCGTTATCTGACAGAACTGCAAGTCTGCGCCCCTTAACTTTCTGTAGACGCTTAACAAAGGTTGAATCTTCAAAGTTAAAGACGTAAACCCCATCGCCGTTAAAATGTTCGATCCGGCGATCGATGAAAAGCAAATCTTTAGGGCAGAGGGTTGGCATCATGCTATCGCCATCAACGTTTATCAGCTCAATGCCATCAAGGGTTCTGCGGCCAAATAGTTCGAAAATTCTTTCTTCAGCTATTTCAATAGAACTAATGATCGTTGGGAACGGTTGATTGATATAGCCACTCCCGGCTGAAGCATGAACATCCAATTGTTGTATGCGCACGGTTCCTGAAGGAGCCTCATCACCACCAGAAATTGGCACTCCATAGTCAAGGTATGCTGGTGAGACGGACAGCCGCTCCGCAATCCTAATCATCTTCTCGTCCCGAGGCTTTGCCGTACCCAGCGTATAGCGCCGCGCCATCTCATATGAGACGCCACTGAATTCTGACAATTCCTTTACCCCCAGCTCATGTTGCTGGAGTGACTTGTTGAGCCTGTCGGCAAAGTCTTTGTACTTCGAGTTTTCCACCATAAGTAGAAGATTAAGCCCGCAAGTCATAGTTGTCATTTCTATTTTAAGTTGCGAATAATCACTACTATAAGTAGTATGTGTTTATCCCGAATTATAAGGAGTGAGTATGTTCAACAAGCACAAGAACGTTACGGATAAAGCGGTTCGTTCAGTGGGGTCAATTTCAGAAGTGTCACGTCGCTTCGAATTCCAGTCAGTACAGTCGGTTGCAAACTGGATCGCTAAAAATCGTGTTCCTTCTGAGCGAGTCATTCAACTCTGTCAGTGGGGTAATTGGAGTGTGACTCCCCACCAGTTGCGGCCTGATATCTACCCAAACAGTCAGGATGGATTGCCAATTTCCAAATCAGATTAATCAACATTTAGTAGTTTCATAACTACCAAAGAGAGAAACAAATGGTAGAGCAGAGCCTTAAAGAAGTAGTGAAAGCAATGTGCAAATCAGTGCCTGGTGGGCGTGAAGCTATGGCTGGCGCGCTTGGCATGACCATGACGCAGTTCAACAACAATCTCTATGAGAAAAATGGTTGCCGCTTCTTCGAAGTAGTAGAGCTTGAAGCGATGGAAGACATTTCAGGAACGTCGGCCCTGGCTGATTACTTTGCATCACGACGCGGCGCTCTGCTGGTGGATATCCCGAAATTGGAAGATCTGGATCGTGTAGACCTCTTCAGCAAGGCGATGCGTACAGCAGCAGCCCGTGGACAGGTTGATCAGATTATTGAGCAGGCGCTGGAAGATGGAGTGATCGAAAAACATGAAGCTGAAGAAATTATGGTGCATCACCGCCGCCACCTGGCCGCGCGTGAAGAGGAAATTCGAGCAATTTGCGCATTGTTCAGTCGCAAAAAGAAGTGACGCCAGCGGGCGTGCAGGCCCCTGGCGTCGTGGCGAAAAATCTACGTTGTGTATGGAGAAATATTCCGCATGAGCAATTTAATAGCAATTTGTCATTTACCGCAACTAAGGATGCATCCGGTTCCGGGTGTTCCGTTGTTTCGGTATGAACGCATGGTATCAGGCCGCTGGGTACCGTGTAACTACAAGCGGGCCGTTGGAATTGTAGGTGTGTTTAACAGGAGGATCGCAGAATGGCACAGCAAATGAATCAGACCGCTGGTGGTTCTCTCTCACCTCTATTTGTTTCCGGCCCGGTAAAGATGAGTAGTCGGGAAATAGCCACGCTCACCCAAAAGCAGCATAAGCATGTGGTTCGAGACATTGAAACCATGCTGGGGCAGCTCGGGGAAAGCTCAGAGGGGTATGCCCACTTATGGACGCACCCCCAGAACGGACAGACTTACCGCGAGCTTCTTCTCGATCGTGAACATACCGAATGCCTCATAGCTGGTTACAGCGCTGTTCTGCGGATGAAAATTATCCGCCGTCTGCGCGAGCTTGAAAGTGAGGGGACATCGGTACCGCAGACACTCCCGGAGGCGCTGCGCCTGGCTGCCGATATGGCAGAACAAAATGCCCAACTGGCCACTAAAGTCCAGCTGGATGCGCCTAAAGTTGCGTTTGTTGAACACTACGTTGAAGCCGGCGGCGCGAAGAGCCTGCGTGAAACTGCAAAAATACTGAACATGCCTGAGAAAGCGATGATCGACGCTCTGTTACGCGACAAGGTTCTTTTCCGTCAGTCGCAGAATCTCCTGCCGCACGCTTTACGCCAGCGTGAGGGGTTGTTCTCTGTCAAAACAGGCACCTCTGATTACGGTCATGCATTTACGCAGACTCGCGTAACGCCTAAAGGGGTTCAGTGGATAGCTCAGCGCTACGCTTCTGAACTGATGGTGGGCTGATATGGAAGAGAAAATCCAGAGCCTTGACCGCTTATACGCAGACAGCCACGGCATCGTGGTGAATGTTATCGGCTACGACAGCATTGGTCAGCGAGTGATATACCGCCGTGCGGGTTACGAGTGGGAATGCGCCGCTCCGCTAATCATTTTCCGCGCCAGATTCAGGAGAATTGATAAGTGAGCGTTAAATTATCCTCATATGTCTGGGATGGCTGTGCCGCTGCTGGCATGAAGTTATCCAGTGTGGCCATTATGGCGCGCCTGGCTGATTTCAGCAGTGATGAGGGGGTGTGCTGGCCGTCTATAGAAACAATCGCGCGTCAAATTGGCGCAGGTGCCAGTACGGTACGAACAGCGATTGCAAAGCTGGAAACGGACGGTTGGTTATCCCGTACAGCTCGTCGTAAGGGCAACCGCAATGCGTCTAATGTCTACCGACTGAACGTAGCAAAACTGCAGGCCGCCGCATTTGCTCACCTGTCAGAATCTGACACATCAAAATCTGACGTGTCAAAATCTGACGCATCAAAATTTGACCCGTCAAAACCCACTGATAACGGCGGTTTTCACCCTCCAGAATCTGGCGGGGATCCGTCAGTAAATTCAACTACTGATCCATCAAGTAAATCTAAAACCCTTTGTCCGGTTGCGCCGCAACCCGACCCTGAAATTTTGATCACTGATAACGCGATTGTGGTGCTGACTCACCTGAATCAGGTCAGTGGATCCCGGTACCAGAAATCGAGAACATCGCTCGAAAACATCCGGGCTCGTCTACGTGAGGGTTACAGCGTCAGCGACCTTAAGCTGGTTATAGACCTGAAACACGAGCACTGGAACGGAAACGACGAGCAGTACCAGTACATGCGCCCTGAAACTCTGTTTGGGCCGAAAAAGTTCGAAGGCTACCTGCAAAGCGGTATTCGCTGGGAGAAAAAAGGCCGTCCGGCTCGGGAAGAGTGGGATAAGAGCCGGGAATGGGACGTCAACGCGATTAGCAAGCCTGACAACACGATACCGCCGGGGTTTAGGGGATGATGAAAAATAAGTATTGCCAGGCGCTTGGTGAACTACGGGCGCAATCAGCACACGAGCTGAAAGAAGTTGGCGATCAGTGGCGCACGCCTGATCTACTGTTCTGGGGTATCAATGCACTATTCGGCCCGCTGGTCCTCGATCTGTTTGCCGATGACAGTAATGCCAAATGCCCTGCATGGTACACCGCCGAAGACAACGCGCTGACGCAGAACTGGTCTGAACGTCTGGTTGAACTCGGCGGTGCCGCGTATGCCAACCCACCATACAGCCGATCGCAGTATTACGATAAGCAGGCGATCACGGGTAAACCAGCTGTGGCTCGAGCGTATGCCGACCAGCGAGATAATCACTGTTGCTGGAGATCAGGTCAGTAGCATGCTGGAGGTTTCATGAAGGTGCTGCTGACACCCGAAATAGCCCCGCGCCTCGGCGTGGTGTTATTCCGGCCGGGCACTGATGTCATGTCTTTATTTAGGCAGGGCCGCGTCCTGATCGAAAATGAGCCTGATCACCTCAAAGCATTGCCTGCAGGTATTGTACCGGCGGCATCACAACCTCTGGCGGACGATGAGGTATTAATGCCATTTCTGACAGATGAGCGAGTAATTCAGGCTGCGGGTGGTTTGTCGTCACTCGATACCGAGTTGCTCAGACACGGTGGATGCCAGTACCCCCACGGTGATTATCACCATTCCGAGATTGTCATTTTGCGCTATCCACCCGGCGCGGTTCGAGTGTGCTGGCATTGCGATAATATTTTGCGTGAACAATCCACTAAGCAACTTGCAGAATTGTCCCGCCTTAATACTGTGGGGTTTGTTGTTGATTCCGCTCGTCGCAGCCTCGGGTTTGACGATACGCATCAGCTGACGCTGCCCGAATTATGCTGGTGGGCAATTCGCTACAACGTGGCTGATTGTCTGCCGGAAGGCATGGCCCGTAAAGCACTGGGCATGCCTGAGGAGCAATTTCAATCCGTCTATCGTGAGAGCGACATCGTGCCCACGGTGGCGGCTACTGTGATAGTGAAGCAAAAGGTGATGGCTGCTGGCGCTGTGAACATGCACACAGTACCCCAGGAGGCTAAGCCGGTACTAAAGCTGACTGCCGATCCTGAAAGTCCTGAATCCTTCATGCTGCGCCCGAAGCGCCGCCGTTGGGAAAACCCTATTTATACCCGGTGGGTGAAAACTCAGCCCTGTGAATGTTGCCGCCGTCCAGCAGACGACCCGCACCATGTTATTGGTCATGGTATGGGAGGCACGGCCACAAAAGCCCACGATCTCTTCGTGATCCCTCTGTGCAGAGAGTGTCACGACGAACTGCATGCCGATCTAGCCGCATTCGAACAGAAGCATGGAACTCAGCTCGAGCTGGCATTCCGTTTTCTTGATCGGGTGATGGGCATCGGCGTAATAGTTAAAGCGTAAGTGTATGGAGCGCTGAGCATTATGAATTTACAAGAACTCGAATATACCCGTATTGAATTGCGCCGCGCGCTGGCAGATTTCTCAGGATCGATGAAGGGACAGTTGCAGGCGTTCAGTGAGCATCCACCGGCAGATAAAAATAAATATCCCCGGTACCATCCAGAAATAGTCATGGAGGGTGGGGAAGGTTGTGGATCGAAGGTTGTAAAAACTATGGCCACTCCGCTTTATGTCCTGGAGACAAGAAGCCGTCGACGCCCTTTACCCCCTATGAAGGATGCCGAGTTTACGAGTTCTGCGTGGCGCCGCTCGGTAAATGGCCTTGGAGAGCATCTGCAGGCGTGGGTCCGGTATTGCTATGGATATGATCTGTCTTTCCGGTACCAGACGTTAATGTGCCAGTACGTTTGGGCACAGTTTCAGCATCAGCAGGGGAGTAAGAAGCTCCAGGGCAGAGTCACAAAAAAATTAGTGGGACTTATCTGGCTCGCGGCCCAGGATGTTGCGGCATCACGTAATAACGATACGTACCAGGAGTATGCGGGGGCGGCACTGGCCCGCATGCTGAGCGTGGAGCGTTCAACCTGGCTCAGGGTATACGCTGCTCACTGGGCAGAATTTAAAGCATCTTTCGTGGAAATGGACAGCCTGGCGTTATGTGAAAGCCTGGCGCGGTACGAAGAGTATGAAGAATTGAAAGTGGTAAAAATGTGAAGTAAATTTCACTAACGTCTTCAATCAGGCTTGCAAAATGCAACAAAATAAGCGATATTTGAAGCTGATTTGATATGTTGCCAAAAGTATATAAACCCGCCAGTGAGCGGGTTTTTGTGTTTTATAACAGGCTTGGGCTCAAACCAAAGATGGTACTCCACTGGAACTGCTCTTCTTTCGTGAAGGGTGATAGTTCGGAAATGTTTCTTTTGGGTCTTTTTTCTTTAAATGCCGGACTATTTTTGAAGAAGCGTTTTTGACTTTTAATCCAACGGTAGAGCACATCCCCATCTACGTCATAAATTATAAATTTATCAGGGTTATTTGCTTCAAGGTTCGATTCATTCGGGTCAATATATGACTCAATTAAGTCAAGCTCTGAGCAAACTTCTTCTAAGCTTTTGAAGCAACTTTCAACGACAGACATTCTACCTCCAGTAATTAATTCCTAAGTGCTAAGTCATTATCGGCAATAATAAGCGATTAATTATGCTAATTATCCTAGTTCTTTTGATAGATAATCAGCCGGGAATTAAGAGGTGAGGGGATTTTAGCGCTTCCTCAAATGGAAGTTTCTGCTGTGGAATGGGCGGCTGGTGGGTGTTGTAGCACCCGACCAGCCATTAGCTCATGCTTTCAGGTCACAAGCTAACCAAGGCCCACCGCTTTAGCGCAAAAGCATAGTGAGCCTATCAGAGTTACGTTTACTGATCTATGAAAAATACTGTAAATATAAACAGTGTTGAGTTGATCAACGCTGATTGTCTGCATTACCTCGCATCGCTTCCTGATAATTCGATTGACCTCATCATCACCGACCCGCCTTACTTCAAGGTAAAACCAGACGGTTGGGACAACCAGTGGAAAGGTGACTCTGATTATCTTCGCTGGCTTGATATGTGCTTTGCTCAGTTTTTTAGAGTCCTTAGGCCCGCTGGTAGCCTGTATCTGTTCTGTGGTCATCGTCTCGCTTCTGATATTGAGATCATGATGCGCGAACGTTTCAACGTTCTGAACCATATCATCTGGGCGAAACCCTCAGGTCGCTGGAATGGATGTAACAAGGAAAGTCTTCGAGCCTACTTTCCTGCTACAGAGCGCATCCTTTTTGCTGACCATTATCAGGGGCCTTTCAAACCGAAAAGCGATGGTTTCGTTGAGAATTGCAATGAGTTCAAGCAGCAGTTAATGGCCCCGTTAATTTCCTACTTTCGCGAGGCCAGAGCGGAGCTGGGTGTATCTACAAAGCAAATTGCCGACGCCACGGGAAAGAAAAACATGGTGTCTCATTGGTTCGGTACCAGTCAGTGGCAGCTACCTAATGAACTGGACTACGGAAAAATTCAGGAATTGTTTAATCTGATAGCCGTTGAGAAACACCGTCTTTCGGGGCTAACGACGCCTCATCACAAGCTGATGGCTTCGTGGCATACGTTATCCGCGCTTACTATTTCGATCCCATTACTGGCGAGTACACAGGCTGGTCAGATGAATTCATTAATGTTGGTGTGAGTATGCCCGGAAGCAGCACTGACATCGGCCCGGGGGAAGAATCCACTGGCTTTGCCATGGTATTTACCGGGAAGCAATGGCAGAAGCGAGAGAACCATCGTGGAGAAATAGCGTATTCGACATCAGATCGTAAATCATCTGTCGTTGATTACATTGGACCTGTTCGCGAAGGTTTCACGCTGATTGCGCCATCCACTCACTTTGATAAATGGGTTGATGGTAAATGGGTCACTGATACGGCTGAGCAAAACGAATCGATTGTTGTGAGTAACACTCAGCAGAAAGCAGCTCTAATTCTTGAAGCCTCAAGTTACATCGCGCCACTGGTTGATGCCAGAGATGGCGGCTACATTGATGACGCTGATATTCCGCTACTTTCTTCCTGGCAGAAGTATCGTTATGCGCTTACCAAAGTTGATCCGTCACAGCCGGAATGGCCAGAACGCCCGGCGTCATAATGTAAATCACCTTGATCAGGCACACCTTAAAAACTACTGTATATAAAAACAGTAACGATTGAGGCTACACCATGCAGTTCATCCAACCAGCAGATTATCCGCGCGCTATTGTCGCGCTACCTCTCTTCAGCGATCTGGTTCAGTGCGGCTTCCCCAGTCCCGCCGCAGATTACGTGGAACAGCGAATCGATTTAAATGAGTTGCTTGTGCAGCACCCAAGCGCTACCTACTTTGTGAAAGCCGCTGGTGACTCAATGATCGAGGGGGGCATAAGTGACGGTGATTTGCTGGTTGTGGACAGCTCGCGCACTGCTGAACATGGCGATATCGTCATTGCTGCAGTGGAGGGGGAATTTACTGTAAAGCGCCTGCAGCTCCGTCCTGTGGTTCAGCTCAACCCAATGAACAGCGCCTATAGTCCAATTGTGATTGGCAGTGAAGATTCGCTGGATGTTTTCGGCGTGGTCACTTTCATCGTCAAATCGGCCAGTTAATCATGTTCGCCCTGTGTGATGTAAACAGCTTCTACGCTTCGTGCGAAACTGTTTTCCGTCCCGATCTGAGGGGGCGGCCGGTGGTCGTCCTCTCAAATAACGATGGATGTGTCATTGCGAGATCTGCAGAGGCTAAAGCGGTTGGGATAACGATGGGGGAACCCTTTTTTAAACAAAAGGACCTCTTTCGCCGCGCTGGGGTTATCTGCTTCAGCAGCAATTACGAGTTGTACGCTGACATGAGTCAACGCGTGATGACGACACTGGAGGAGATGAGCCCTCGCGTGGAAATCTATAGCATTGACGAGGCCTTTTGTGATCTGACCGGCGTGCGAAACTGTCGGGACCTGTCGGATTTCGGTAAAGAGATTCGGGCTACAGTCCTAAAGCGCACGCACCTGACTGTGGGCGTAGGCATTGCGCAGACGAAGACGCTTTCCAAGCTGGCCAATCACGCCGCCAAAAAATGGCAGCGGCAAACCGGTGGTGTGGTCGATCTCTCTAACGTTGACCGGCAGCGTCGGTTGCTTGCTATTGTACCTGTGGAGGATGTTTGGGGAGTGGGCCGGCGCATAAGCAAAAAACTCAATGCCATGGGCATCAAAACCGCTCTCGACCTCTCAGAGCAAAGTACCTGGATTATCCGGAAGCACTTCAACGTTGTACTTGAGCGAACCGTCCGGGAGTTGCGCGGCGAGCCATGTCTCGATCTGGAGGAATTTGCGCCGGTAAAGCAGGAAATCGTCTGCAGCCGGTCATTCGGCGAACGTGTAACCGAGTACGAACAGATGCGCCAGGCCATCTGCAGCTATGCGGCCCGTGGTGCTGAAAAACTACGCGGTGAGCATCAGTACTGCCGCTTTATCTCTGCATTCGTGAAAACCTCACCCTTTGCGCTTAATGAGCCGTATTACGGTAATAGTGCGTCAATGAAGCTCCTCACCCCCACGCAGGATAGCCGCGACATTATCAACGCTGCGGTGAAATGCTTGGACAATATCTGGAAGGATGGTCACCGGTACCAGAAAGCTGGCATTATGCTCGGCGACTTTTTCAGTCAGGGCGTTGCCCAACTTAACCTGTTTGACGAGAACGCGCCGCGCGCTGATAGCGAAAGGTTGATGGAAGTGCTTGATCACCTGAACGCAAAAGATGGAAAAGGAACTCTCTATTTTGCGGGCCAAGGTATGCAGCAGCAATGGCAAATGAAGCGTCAAATGCTTTCACCGAGATATACCACAAGGTTCACAGACCTACTAGTTGTAAGTTGAATAATAAAATCAGAGTGTTAATCTTATGGATATATATCAGGGCGAGTTACCAAAGTATGATTTCTGAAATTATAGTTAAAAAGGAAGTGTGGGCTTCTTTAGCCTCGTTACTTCCTATTGCTACTGCCTTTTGGGCGTGCATAAAATATATCTATGGTTTTCTTAAAAACGGAAAGCTTATAAAGCTCCGCTATTTTTATAAAGAATATGGGGAGCATTTAGATGATGAGGATAAGAAGTTTATATCAAAACTTCTTAAGGAAAAAGTTATGAGGCAGGTGGTTCCTGTACCATCTGGATCGAATAGAATGAAAATGGTATACATACTGAATCGTTGCGATCTGAGACTCTCGCTGAGAAAAATTGCAATCCTAAGTCGATATTTAAAATTTGATGGGAAACGTTTTTATTTTCTCATTGATATGAAATACCTTCGTAAAAGAAAGGTGGCTTGGTTCGCAGGTGTAGTGTATCTAGCATATGCACTTGCACCAATAAAATTCTACCATGATGTTTTCTTTGGTTTTATGTCGACAAATGTTGCTTATTTATTCTCATTGTTGTGTGTATGCATGGCAATATTTCTCTTTAACGCGTACCCGTCAAAAAAACAAATACAAGGTGCAAATGGTCGCATGCTGAAGTTAAGTGTTTTGGATTATGAAAAACACTGTAAAAAATGTATAGAGTGAGCCAATTATCTCCATAATTTGAGTCGTTAAATTGCTGATATTAAATATGGTGCTTGATTTTTTACATTACCAACTTCACGTGAAACAGCGTGCCAGATAAATTTTCTGGCGGACATGGTGCCGTCGGCAACTAACTCATCAGCTTCTTTGCCGTCTATATCTTGGCGCATCCATTCCCGCGCAGCTTCCGTTGACAGAACCAATGGACGACGGTCGTGGATATCTATCAGACCTTTGTCCGCGGCAGACGTAACAATCAAAAAACCTTCTGCATCATCGCCGCGTTCGAATGGCGTACTGCCGATCGCAGCCATAAATATCGGCTGCCCATCTGCACGGTGGATGAAGTAGGGCTGTTTTTTGTCACCTTCTTTTTTCCACTCAAACCAACCGTCAGCAAAACAGATTGCCCGACCGTGCTGCCAAAGAGGTTTGAACATTCTGCTGGTCGCGGCAGTTTCGACCCGAGCATTAATTAGAGGCGATTTATTCCACCAACTTGGTGCGTAACCCCAAAGTACAGGGTCGAGGTGTAACTGCTCATTGCGTTCGCTCAGCAGCAAAACTTTGGTGCCCGGCGCTACGTTGTACCGACCAATTGGTTCCGGATCATATGCGATGTCGCGATCAGCTTCATCGGCAAGATATGCCAGATATTCTTCACGGGTTTGGGATTGTGCAAAACGTCCACACATAGAAACCTCCAGCCAGTTAGACTGAAAGTATAGAGCAGGTAGAAAAAGAGGTGCGCACCGTAAACTCAATGATTTATTGCGTGGCGATGATGATTCAAACTGGAAGGCGTATAAAGGATAGTAAGAAAGAAATGGAATGAGCTACGCAATTAACTGCTCTCTTTTTCCTCCGTTATACAGATGCTTAACAATTTTTGGATATCAAATTTAGCTCATGAAAAAGCCCGCTAAGCGGGCTTTTATCATTAGGGAGCCGCGGCTCCTTTACGTATCCTTTTTTGTCTCCTCACCGTCTGGTCGGTGTCCTGCTGAGACTGCTAACTTCCTGTTTTTGCTAGTGCCGTCCTGGCACTGTCCAATCATGATTGGTGGAGCTGGGGGGATTTGAACCCCCGTCCGAAATTACTACATCCTCGGTACTACATGCTTAGTCAGTCTTTACATTCGCACGCCAGCTGCGGACAGACACGCCACTAACGAACTAGCCTGATTAGTTTTAGCACTTCAGCCCCAGGCAGGACATCCGCGCGATCTCTTTTGGGTTTGACCTCTCTTTATCCCCGTCTTAAGAGCGGAAGCTAGGGAGAGAGGGCTCTTAGCAGGGTATTAAGCTGCTAAAGCGTAGTTTTCGTCGTTTGCGACTATTTTTTTGCGGCTTTTTACGAGGCAAACCGCCCCTCGGCATGCACCTTGGGTTTCGCAAATCCCGTCGAATCCAGAATCAGCCCCAATGTGTTGAACTCAGTATACCAGAATTGCGAACGGAGACGCCAGTCCGGAAGGTCAAGTTCTTAAATTACTGTAATCTGTATAAAATTTACGCGGGATTATCGCCCTGCGTGTTTCATAATTCGTGCTTTATCGACCTGCCATTCGCGATCTTTCAGATCTGAACGTTTGTCATGCTGTTTCTTACCTTTTGCCACGCCAATTTTGACTTTGCACCAGGCGTTCTTCCAGTACAGCGAAAGCGCAACGACGGTGTAACCTTCACGGTTAATACGTCCGTAAAGAGATTCCAGCTCGCGCTGATTCAGCAGCAGCTTACGGGTGCGAATCGGGTCGCAAACGTAGTGGGAAGAGGCGACAGCCAGCGGCGTAAAGTTCGCGCCGAACAGGAAGGCTTCGCCATCCATCAGAATCACGTAACTGTCGCTGATATTGGCTTTCCCCGCACGCAGGGATTTCACTTCCCAGCCCTGTAAGGAGAGACCAGCTTCGAATTCTTCTTCAATGAAATATTCATGGCGGGCACGCTTGTTGAGCGCAATGGTGGCCGAGCCAGGTTTATGTACTTTTTTCTTCGTCAT